CGTTTAGCGGCAATATAGAGGCAGTAGATAACGGCGATAGGCGCACAATTAGCGGCAAAATTGCGCCGTATGGAGAAGTAGGCAACACAAGCGCCGGGCGCGTAGTGTTTGCAGAAAACTCTATAATCGTGCCAGAGCCAAGCAAAGTAAAACTTTTAATGCAACACGATAACAGCAAACCCGTAGGCCGTATGCAAAGCGTTACCAGTAATAAGACCGGGTTATATGCCAGTTTTAAAGTTAGTGCTAGCACACGCGGTAGCGATGCAATTTTGTTAGCACAAGAACAGCTAATGGACGGGCTAAGTGTAGGTGTAGAGGTAGAGGACTCACGCCAAGAAAAAGATTATCTGCTAGTTACGGCTGCTACCTTAAAAGAGGTATCTCTAGTAGAGAGCGCTGCATTTCCAAGCGCTGCCGTGTTAAAAATTGCTGCACAAGAAAACGCAGTAGATCCAAACCAACCCAAAGAAACTAAAGGAGAAACCGTGGACAAAGCCCCGGACGAAATGGCAGCGGAAGGCACTTACTTGCCGGACGGTGCAACAGTAACGCTAAAGAGCGTTAGCTATAAAGATGATGAGGCCGCGGGCGCTACCGAACCGGTAGAAGCCGCGCGCAGAATTATTAAGCCAAGTGCATTAAACTCACAAAGAGTACGCACACCTATTACAAGTATGGGCGCATACACAGAGCATAAAATTAAAGCTGCTCTAGGTAATGAAGAGTCAAAGCTATATGTAACAGCTGCAGATGATAGCTGGACTACAAACCCTGCATTTAACCCAACCCAGTATCTATCAGAGTTTGTTACTAATACACGTTTTCCACGCAGCGCGGTAGATGCCTGCTCTAAAGGTGTATTACCACCTAAAGGCAACACAATTAACGTACCTTCACTTGTAGACTCAAACGGCGGCCTAAATGGTGTAGCACCTGTAGTAACCGTTGAAGCTGAGGCCGGAGCTGTAGCCAATACAGGTATGGTTACTGAGTATCTAACTGGTACTGTAAATAAGTATTCAGGTATGAATACCCTTAGTGTTGAGTTGCTAGAGCGCACAGATAATCCACAATTCTTTGCAGAATTGACGAACCAATTACAGGTAGCGTATATGAACGCAACAGACCAAGCGGTAATTACTGCAATTAACGCAACAGGCTTTACTAGCACAGGCGTAGCAGCTACAGCCGCAGGTTTGATTTCTTACACCGCCGAAAGTACCGCTAACGTTTACAAAAACAGCGGATATTTTGCACAAAACTTTGTAGGCAGCACCGGTATCTATAACCTACTATTAGGTGCAACAGATAGCACAGGCCGCCCAATTTTCAACGCTTACCAGCCAAACGCGGCAGCACTTGCTAACGCCGCCGGTATGGTAAGTAATAACTCTGTACGCGGTAACGTATTAGGTCTAGATCTTTATGTAGATAGATTTATGACCGCTGGAGTTAATGATAACTCTGCGTTTATTCTTGCGCCAGAGGCATTTACTGTTTATGAAAGCCCACAGGCTTATATGAGCGTAAACGTAGTATCAAATCTACAGGTACAAGTAGCTATCTATGGCTTTATGGCAACTATTGCAAAAATCCCATACGGTATCTGCCGCCTAAATATCAGCTAATAAATAACTAATAGTCTGGCAGGGCCTTAGCCCTTTGGCTCTGCCAGACCTACAAAGAAAGGTACAAATATGCCAGCTACTTACGTTACAGCTGCTACGTTAAAAGCATCTTTAGGCGTTGGCACTTTGTACGATAGCTACACTTGGATAGAGGACACTTGCCAAGCGGCACAGGATCTAATAAACGGTTTTCTATGGTTTGACTCTGCACCTGTAGTTGGGACAGCGTTAGTAAGTAACGTAGCTACGGTGATGATAGCCAACCCCGGCCTATTTACTACTGGCCAAACCGTCACAGTAGCCGGGGCTGGCGCTACTTTTAACGGCACTTATACAATTACTGGCACAGTACCGTTTAGCACAGGTACAACTAATTTATTGCCAGCGTTTAATTTACAGCTTAACTATTACCAATACCCACAGGGTTATAGCTTTATACAATATGCAAAAACGGCAGCTGACCAAAACTTTAGGCGCGTAGTACCTAGCGGCACTATGACCGGTGATGATACAAAGACGGCAACCTACGCTAATACGCCTGCTATAAACGCAGCTGCACTTATGCTAGCTGAGAATATCTGGACTAGCCGTTTCAGCACACAAGCCGGCGGCGTAAGCGTAGACGGTTACAGCCCTAGCCCTTTTAAGATGAGTAATACTTTAATGGCATCTATACGCGGCTTACTAGCCCCGTATCTTTCACCGCCTAACGCTATGGTGGGATAATGCCAGCCGCGATAACTACACTACGCAGCACAATAGCCGCTGCCTTAGCTAATAACTCTGTTTGGTCTACCTTTAGTTTTCCGCCTAGCACAATAGTAGCTAACAGCGTAGTAGTAGCCCCGGCAGACCCGTACCTCACGCCTAGCAATAATAAGCAAGCGACTATAGCGCCTATGGCTAATTTCAAAATTATTATGACCGTGCCTATGTTTTCTAATGAAGGCAACCTACAAGGCATAGAGGACACAATAGTAGCCGTGTTTAATAAGTTGGCTGCTAGCTCTATCGTGTTTAACGTTACCGCTGTATCAGCTCCTAGCGTATTGGCGCTGCCTAGCGGTGATTTGCTTACAAGCGATTTACAAATATCCGTACTAACGAGCTGGAGCTAAAATGGCACTAACAGATGAAGAAAAAGCGTTTCTAATCAAGATAGGGCAAGAATTGCCTAAAGAGGTTAAGGAAACAAACAAAAAAGAAACACAGGCACAAACACCGACACAAGAAACAGAGGTATAACAAATGGCAATTTTCCTATCTAATGGCGTAGTAGTTACGCTAAATAGCGTGGCCCTGTCGGATCACGTTACTAGCGCAACTATTAACCGTAGCTTTGATGAGCTTGAAGTAACAGCTATGGGCGATACAGCACATAAGTTTGTAAAAGGTTTAGAGGCCAGCACTATAGCGCTTGATTTTCTAAACGATACAGCAGCATCAAACGTACTAGCAACTCTACAAGCTGCGTGGGGTACTACTGTAACTCTAACGTTAAAGCAAACTAGCGCTGCTACAAGTGCTACAAACCCGCTCTATAGCACTACTGTTTTGGTAAATAACACTACCGATATTAACGGTGCTGTAGGCGATATTTCCACACAAAGCATTACATTTACTTGTAATTCACCTATAGTAATTACTACAAGCTGATAACTAGACAAAGGGGCAAACAATGGCAAAACTTAAAATAACAAGGGCAGACGGCAGCGTAACCGAGCATAAGATTACGCCCCGTATTGAGTATGCCTTTGAGCTATATGCAAAAAAAGGTTTTCATAAAGCCTTTAGAGATGATGAAAAGCAAAGTGATGTTTACTGGCTTGCTTGGGAGTGTTTACGCACTAGCGGGGAAGTAGTAAAAAGTTTTGGGGCAGATTTTCTAGAAACCTTAGCTAAAGTTGAGGTTACAGATGATAACCCTTTGGAGTAGTGGGGCGCGGTAGTTTTGGCTATCTAATCGCACAAATTGCGGTAGAAACAGGCATAGCGCCCCAGTACTTGCTAGATCTAGATGATGTAATGTTTAGTAATATCCTAAAGGTTTTAACCGATAGGGCTAAGGAGATGCAGGATGCCAACCGAGGTAAAAGGCGCCGTTGAAGCCCGCAAGGCTCTACGCAAGTATGCCCCGGATTTAGGCAAGGCAATACAAAAAGAGCTATCAGACCTGTTAAAGCCTGTTACTAACAAAGCTAGGGGCTTTATACCTGCCGCTATACCAGAGTTAAGCAACTGGTCTAACCCAGTATCTAGCGCAGAAACAATAAATTACAGAGCATTTCCAAGATTTGATGCAGGTGAAGCTAGGCGCGGTATAGGTTTTAGAACAGCGCCAAGCAAGCCCAATAGAAACGGATTTAGAGCGCTAGCGCGTATAGTCAATGCCAGCGCTGCCGGTGCTATCTATGAAACTAGCGGGCGGCTAAACCCATCTGGCAGACCGCAAGGGCCTTTAGTAGATCGCTATGTAAATGGCGTTTATGATAAAACTACTGCAACTGGTAAGCAATACTCAAAGAGCCTAAACCCTAATGCTGGTAAACAATTTATAGATGCGCTAAATGGCACAGGTTCAATAGTAGATGCTAATAATCAAACAGGGGCAGGGCGTAGGTCGCGCAAAATGAGAGGCCGTGCTATTTACAGAGCTTGGGCTGAGGATGGCGGCAAAACTAATGCAGCTGTGTTGAAGGCGCTAGAGGTAACAAAACAGATATTTGATAGGTCTATGAAAGCGGTAAAATAATGGCTGTAGATCCGCAAGTAGTAGTAAATATAGCCTCTGAGTTCACAGGCAAAAAAGCGTTTAAGGAAGCCGAAACTGCTACTACAAAACTAAGTAAAGGCGTAAAAACTTTAGCTAAAAGTCTAGGTTTGGCATTTAGCGTAGGCGCTGTAGTTAGATTTGGTAAGCAAAGTGTAAAAGCATTTAGCGATAGCCAAAAAGAAGCTAAACTATTAGCAAC